TAACACCTTACCTAATTATAGGCATTTTAATAGTAATAGCATCATTCTTTATGAAAGGATGTGAACGTAAACCCGATGTTGTTTTAACTCCTACCGATCAACTAGATGAATTGATGGCGGATAAAGAGCAAATAAACGACATGCTACTATCTAATATAAAATCATTAAAGCTGCAAATAGACAGTTTAAAGAGCTTAAAACCTAAAGTAGTAATAAGATATAAGACTGTTTACGATAGCCTATTAGTGATCGACACAATGTGTATTAATAGCCTTGTTACATTACACGATGAACATTCTAAAATTGATAGCGTAAATAATGCTATTATAACTAATCAGGAAAACCACATCATTAATGATAGCCATGTAATTGGTAATTTAACCGATATTGTAGCTATGCAAAGATATAAGCTAACTAATGATAGTTTAGCTATAATTGATATTAATAAAGAGGTTAAAAGAAAGTATAGAAAAGGATTGTTACAAGGCGGTGCCATTGGTTTTGGAATAGGCGCTGCTTTTATTGGAGGGTTAATAATTAAGTAGGAGTGTTACTATCTTTACTCTTTAAATTTTGGTAAGTAGTCATTCCAAATAGAGCGGCTATAAAACTATAATCAATTATAAAAATTTCGCCTAATTGTGTTAAATCTCCTAATGATAGCCATTTTACATGGGCTGCAATAACACATGATACAATTATAAAAGCCGTTAATTTACGACTAGAAAATCCCTTAGTTGTTGTATCAAAAGAATCTATTAATTTTTGTATTATTTGTTTCATTTCGTAATAGTTATAAATATTTTTTCTTTGCGAGATTTAGCCGTTTGGATTTTAGTGTAAAGTAAATTAGTAGCTGCCGTGCTTTCTGTAATTATATTGTTAGCACGTTTGCGACCACAAAGTAAACAGCCTAAACTATCTATCTCTGTATTTCCTTTATGTATTCTAATGCCACTATATCCCTTAACATTCAATAGTATAGGCATAAAAACTTTAAACCTTGCACTCATAGTCCAATCAACTTCATAACGCCCATAAGGAATAGCTGTTTTGCCGTATATTTTAGTAGCTACAATTTCAGCTAATGGCATAGTATCGGTTAATCCTCTATCTCGATCTTCAAGAATGAAGCATTCAAATTGACCGTCAATTAATAGTTTTCCAGTTGTTGAAATTTCTGTGAATGTATCTCTTTTTAAATATAATTCCATAATTAATCAAATACGTGTGTTTCTAATCTAGTTACTCTTTTTTCTGTTTCTTCGTGTTTAGTTGCAACCTCCCTAACTGCCACCTTAATATCTGTTAAATCATTTGACATTTTTATAAGTGAGTTAACTGCTAATATTCCTATAAAAGCAAATACGCCTATAAACGTGCCTACTGCCCAAAGTAAAAAAGTTGTTTCGTTTTCTGTTAATGCCATAAAAAATTACAAGTTATAGTCAATAGCTCTAATACAATGATTAGGTCTTGGATCTGTTTTTTCTAAAAAGTTAAACCAAAATTTACCATGATTAGTAAGCGAGTTGGTTAAATAATTTTTTCCAATTACGCCACTAATTGTTTCCTTTCTATTGCCAAATTTATAACCTGCTTTAGTGATTAATAATTTGTTTAATAATGGCGCTAAAATAACGTTCCCTAGTTGGTCTTTAGCTAAAGCAATATCTCTATTATATTTATGAAAATCTTTAGTTGTTAAAGCTCCATATACCCACCCTATACGTCTTAATAACCATAGTGATATTCCTGCAATTATATTTAAAAGTAAGTCTATGTATTTCATAATTTATTTTTTAATTAAATCCATTTTTAAAGCCATTATCAGTTGGATAGCTCACCTCAGTTGGAAACTTATTCAACGGAAATCCGCACATACCACTCTCGCCAAATATAATCCCAGTATTGAAACCAGCATTACCATCTCTGTTAATTATATTCAATTGATTTCTTACTAGCGTTTGAGTGACATTACAATTTCTAACATTAACGTGAAACGCTTTCTTAGGAATCCTATCAGTAAATGTTACCGTGTAATTCGTAGTACTTTCGCTTCTTATAATTGATTTAAACTCGGGACTTCCTGTAAAGAACTCATTCATAGTTAGTGTAGAACCAGCGGTGATTGTGATGTTTTTGAATTTACACTTGTGAGCATTAATCAAAGTCGTTGAAGCTTGAACTATTAATTCTGGTAAGTTTCTGAAAGTTGCTCTATTTTCAACGGTTCTGCTATTTATCGTAAGGCTTCCGCCAGTGTTTAAAACAAACCTACCAAACATTAAAAAATAATTTGCGTTTACAGTGATTGGTATTCTCCAAATTCCTTGACCTTGTAATATATTAGTTGCTGAATCTAAGTAAGTGAATCTATCTCCGGTAGCGATGATTTGAGAAGTACCTAAAATAGTATTAGCATTACCAACACCACTTGTTAACGCCCCACTCTCTATATACACAGGTGAACCGTTAATGGTTGCGGGCTGACCACTAGCACCAAGTGTAGCTGTGCCAGTTATATATAGAGGACTGTTGAGCTGTAGCACAGGAATAGTCGAAATCCCTCCTAATGTTACATTAAAAAGTTTTATGCTACCAACATCAAAAGTAGTAGTTACTGTTCCAATTATCTGAATTGTACTTCCTCCTGTGTTTACAACAGCACCTGACTCAACAGTTAACGTACCTGTATTGTAATTCACCACACCGTTAATCGTGATGTTTGCACCTGTCTTGATTGTTAAATTATTTCTAAAATTACCACTACCACCTCCACTCCAAGTACCAGTTCCATTTAATACAAAATTAGTTGTTCCACTTGTTGCTTGATCGATTGTGAAGTTACCACCAATATTTAGGGTATTACCGTTAAAAACATAAGAACTTCCATTAACATTAAATGTTGATGTGATAGTCCAATTATCTGCAAATGTTATTGTTGGAGAACCTGTCGATAAAAAAGATAATGGAGTTGTCCAAGTCTTACCATTACTTGTCAAGGTTGCAGTTGCATTAACAGCTAATATACCGCTTCCAGCAATTCCCATACCAACGGCTAACGTAACATTACCGTTAACTGTAAGTTGCGATGTCATAGTAATTGTATTTAACCAATTTGTAAAAATAATTTCTGCTATTGTGAAAGGCGTATTAACCGTTAACTGTCCACTAGTTGATGTAAATACAATAGTATCAGCACTTGTTGGTGCAACGCCACCTACATAGGTAGCACCAGCATTTATATTTCCACCGCCATTAGCTACTGTGAAGACTGCCATTGCTCAATTACTGTTTTTATCTCTTCTTCACTTTCCTCGTAAAAGGAAAATGTTTTTATTTCACCGTTTTCAAATTCCACTTCAATATAAGTTGTGAAGTAGAACTCAGAGTAGTTCTGACCCCTACTAGGTTCTTGAACTCTATTTCTTGATAATTCCGTATACATTAGAAATCTCCTCCCGAAACGATTACATCATAAGCACCACTTGTTTGAGTTGCTGAAATACCAGCCCAAAGAAATTCACCTGTGTTTAATACCAAAGGCGGTGAGAATGTCATAAGGAAAGTAGCACCGATAGCCGTAGCACTTGGTGTAACTGCTGTTAAAGCAATCTCTCTCTTTAACCTTGGATTACCACCGATAGCTGAATCACAAATCCAAATACGACCAACGGCTGCTATTGATGCTTGTGTTTGTGTTGCTGCAACGTGGTTAAATTCGATTGTATCAATACGAGTTCCATTCGCTGCGGCAGTTAATAGTAATGCTGCATTTGTAGTTGATGATAAATCTCTTGTTGTGTTTGCTGTTGTTAGTCTTACACGAGCATTTTCTGGTGTAAGCGTGAAGATTGGATTTGGATTTGCTGGCATAATTATGAAAAGTTATAATAGTTAAAAAGTTTTGCTGCTGGAGGACTTGCGGAATCTACATATCTTTTTACAGCATCCTCGCTAGGTGCTTTGTCAGTAACTCCGCTTGTGATTGTTTGAGTAATATTACTTTGAAGTAAAATATTTTCAATAGGATTGCCATCATTTTTCCAAATTGGATTACCTAAACTATTAGCTCCAATAGAACTTTCGGAAGCACTTGCAGTAATATTAGAACTTTGATGTTTTAATCCTAAATGACCAGACCCAGCTGTTCCTTTAACGTGTAAACTTTTTGCGTTTAAACTATAATTGCCTAAATCAGTGTTTTGAGTTGCCCCTGTGTAAGGAACAAAACCTGAACCGCCGACAGCCCCATTAATAGCAACTAAAGAACTTAACTGAGTAGTACCATCGCCTATGAATAACTCACTAGTATCTGAGTTAAATATAAACTGCCCATCTTTTAAAATCAATGTAGGATTAGCAGCAAAGAAAGCTGCATTTTTTTTACCTATCCTTATGTCTACATTTGCCATTAGTTAATCGGGTCTATAATTGTTGATGTGTTATTTGTAATCGTATCTATAATTTGTTGTAATACTTCAACTGTATAAGTGCCACTTGTGTTAAATGTTTGCAATATATTCCCGTCCTGGTCTTTAATTTCAACTAAGAAAGTACCACTTGGAACAGTAGTTCCGCCAACATAAATATAATTGTTAGTTAAAATATTACCCGCTGCAATTGGTAAATTACAACTGTTAGCACCTTGAGGCGAACTTATAGTTAAATCAAAAAAATGTCCACTAACATCGTCATCATTGCGCTCAGTAAAATCAGTTAATGTTACGCTATCATTTACTTTGAAAGCTCCTATTAATCCACTATTTGAAACAGCTCTCAAGTAATTAGGTAAATCAAAACATATTTGCTCAGTATCACTAATTACATGATCTATGTTTGAAACATCTTTGTTAACTAAATCAGAAACAATACATAAATAATTCCTTGTAACGATACCTTTTGATAAAGTGCTATTTTGTAAAATAACATTAAAGAACGGATAAACTATTTCTACATTAGTGTCCGCTTCGGATTCATCACCAAAGTAAAATGAATTTATACCCTTATGCTTAATTGCAAATTGGCTAAATAATTCTTTGTCTTGGTTAATCGTTAACATTCTTTTTTGCAATAATAATCGTTAATATTATTTTCGTTATCTCTTATATAGATGCCGTTAAAATAATTTTTTCTACTTGCATTAATTCCCGAAGTTGTCGCTTCTATATATTTTGGAAAAGTTGTTGTATTATCATTTAAGTAATCCATTAATAGTTGACCGTATGCTTTAGCTTTTAAAGTCCATTCGTCCTTTAATAATTGAACATCGTTTGTGTCGGCTGCGCTTGAGTTAGCTGAGTTTTTAACTTGTATTCCTTTATTTTGATATGCAAATTTAAACGACAAACTAGATTCCGCTTTAATGTACCACGCTAAACATTTAGCGATATAGTTATTAATTAATGCCTTTTCGTTTGGATAAGAAGATAAAGATGGATTTGAAGCTATTTTCGTTTTAATATCCTCATATAATGGAGTACCTAGAATCGGTTGGATATAAATATCCTGAACCATAATTATAGTGCTTTCAAGTTTTTTAAAGTCCACGTTTCCGTCAACTCCTACTAACTTCTTAAAGTAGTCTTCTTGTATAAATAATACGTCTGCCATTATTTCTTAACTTTTCTTAAACGTGTTTCAGCAACCCAAATATGCCTGCAATCAGGATCTACTACTTTTGTTTCAGGATTAGTATAGTAACCGCCTCTAAAATCCCAAATATTAGTACCTCCTACATTTTCACCAACTCCCTTTAAACTAATGCCGTCTATTTCTTCAAAAGTATATTCTTTATTTAAAGACATTAATTTTTTACAAAAAGGACGAGATGAACCTCCTTTTTTCAAACTAGGTTTTTCATCGTTAACCTCATATTTATAAACTGTATAAATTTCATCACTTACAATAGGCTCAGTTTGTTTTTCAATAGCTTTTTCAGTTGGTTTAAAACCTATACTATTACTTTCTAAAAGTCCATTCTTAATTAACCTTGCAATACTTTCTTCCACTTTAGCGAAATCGCTTTGAGTTAACTCTGATAATTCATCAATAGACAGTATCGGATTACCTTTTAAAGCGTTTAAAATAGCGTTGTCTAATTGTTCTACACTAATTACTAAAGCATCCGCAAACTTCATTATTTGGCGCTCATATTTTAAAGCATCAATTTGACTTTTAAACTTTACCTTTTCACGTTTTAAAACAGTATAAGTTGATGGGTCTTCAATAGTTCCTATGCTTTCAAAAACCATTAAAACATTATCAACTTGACTAGACATTTTAGCATCTAATCCATCGTTAATACCTAAAAACTTTTTAACTTGACTAACTTTAAATCCATAAGCCGTTAAACTTGCAATAGCCAAATCAGGGCTTTCTGTTTTACCTGATTTAAACTTTCTTACAATTCTATCAATATCATTACGATCGGTTGCACTTAAACCAGTTAACATTTCATTATATCCATCCGCTTCTGCTTGTACTGGCAAAGGCTGACCATTTACATCAACTGCAACTGGTTTTAATGGCTCATATCCTTTTAACTTTCTTCTTTCGTCTTGAGTTAAATCAACGTCATTAGATAAGTCCGCTCCGATTAAACTAATTGGCTCAAACATCATTTCTAAATATTCACCTGTTTTTATAAATGCTAAGTAAGATAAGAACTCTAGTAAATCATTTTGTCTAGGTTCAATATATCCTTTAACGAATAACTCTTGTAAAGTTAATAAGTCAGGCGAACCGCTTAAAAATGAATCATCAAACTTTATATTAAATAATTCACTAGCCATCTCGTGACCTGCAAATATTTTCTTTTGCGCTCTTTTAGCAGTATAGGTAAATCTATCCGCCATATCAGTTGGCGTAACGTCTATAACCTCTGGTGCTTTATCCTCTCTTTCAGAGTGAACAACCATAACAGCTTCGCCGTCTTCGCCTGTGTATGTTCCTTTAAATCCTCTATCAATAGTAGCAACCATTTTGTCATCTGGCTTACCATTAAAGAAATTAATAATTTTACCCATTGATAAACCATTGTTTACCATTGTGCTATTAGCTACACTTATTGCAATGTCTGTATTAATATCTTCTACAATACTTTGATATTGCGCAACTGGATAAATCGATTCCAATCTACTAGCAGACGCTGAATAGTATTTGAAATCAGTAAAGAAAGTACCAACTTGAATTTCTTTATCATTCCATTTTTTAATTTCTTTTATCTCAATATTGTATTGGTTTTTCTTCCAATCTTTTGAGAAAAATAAAGTTTCCCCATCCTCTGAAATCCTACAATTTGCGGAATTTAAAAAATACATTTCAATAGCTTCACCACTTAAATTAGTTATGATCTCAATATACTGACCGTTAAAGATTTCGGTATTTTCACTAATCTTTTTTCCTACTTGGTTTAAAGTTTCTTTTTTGTTGAAATTATCAATAAAAGCATTTACTTTAATTTCATCAACTGCATTAACTGCTTTTAATCCTTTTCCCCAAATATACCTAGCCTTGCGTTTAATGATAGCCCTATGCTCAGGATGCTCACTGTACAGTCTAATTAATTCTTGAGGGTACAAATTATTTTTACCATACTTAACAAACCCCTTATTATCAACAGTAAACGATAATTTAGGCATAGCCTTTAAGTTAAGTAACTTTTTATTTTCTATAATATTGATACTAGCCATTATATACTATCGTTTCTATTTGATTGCCATTATACTGAGTTATCTCAGATATATTGTCAACTAGATTTAATTTTCCTGTTTCAATTTTATTAGTCGCAAGTAATGGATCTAAATTTGTTGCGCTTGTTTGTTCGTAAACATTGTAAGCGTAAAAACCACTTAATCCTAATTCAAAAGTACCGTTCAATAAATCTTCGGTTTCGTTTTCAATAAAATTAAATTCATTGAATCTTAGTTTATTGTTACTTATATCTTCCGCTATAAAACATTTTACTTCTCCACTTTGGTCGTTTATAACTTCAAATAAATAAACAGCATTAGTTAACGTGGTCTTTTCGGATAGCGTTAAAACTACTATATTGGTACTATTTTTATTAATGATTATCACTAAATTAATATACCAAAAAATGTAAACTTTTACAAAATAAAAAAAGCTACCTAATTTAATAAGTAGCTTTTTTTATTTTAATTAATTTAACTATTAAGTTAATAATCCTGCTAAGATTGTAGGGTCAACTTTTTTCGCCGCTGCTTTTGCTCTTCCTTTTATAGTTAATGTAGTTCCAATGAAATCACCCATTGCAGTACCTGACTCAAATTTAGAATCAATACCAGTAGAACCAAACTCACGTCCTAACATCCAAGCGTCACCGTTTTGCATTACTGCAATTAATACGCATTTGTTTTGTAAGTATAACGAAATCTCTTCTTTATCTAAAGTATTTAATCCGTGCATTTTAATTGACGCTTCCCAGTCGTAAGCGAAT